TCTGCCTTTATCTCTCCAATGCAGTCGATTCCAGCCGAAGACAGCCCGTTTACAGCCAAACCAAACCAGTTCAGGTCTGAGTCATGACAACGCGTAAAAAACCACTACAGGGGAAAATCACACCTAGGCTCTCCAACACTCCCCTAAAGGGCAAGTCCAAGGTAGACGACGTTAAAGAACTTGCTGAGCTTATTAAGATGCCTTTATTGCCGTGGCAAGAGCATGTCCTCAAGGATGCGCTGACCGTAGATGCTGAAGGCAAGTGGATCCGCAAGACCAACCTCATCCTTGTCGCTCGTCAGAACGGTAAGACCCACCTCACCCGTATGCTTATCCTCGCCCACCTACTGAAATGGGAGTCCAAGAATGTCATTATTGCTAGCTCTAATCGTGCTATGGCTCTTGATACTTTTAGACAGGTAGCACAAGTCTTCGAAGCCAATGAAAACCTTATGTCGATGGTCAAGGCTATCCGTTACGCCAATGGAACTGAATGTATCGAGATGAAGACTGGTCAACGACTGGATGTAGTAGCTGCAACCCGAGATGGATCGCGTGGTCGTACCGCTGACGCTCTTTTCCTCGACGAATTGCGTGAATGGGGTGAGGAAGCCTATAGAGCTGCTACGCCGGTCACTAGAGCGCGCCCTAACGCCCATATTTGGCTAACATCGAATGCTGGTGACGCATTCAGTACGGTGCTCAACGATATGCGCGAAAGAGCCCTTAGCAACCCTCCAAAATCATTCGGATTTTATGAATACTCAGCAGAACCAACCGCAGATATATGGGATCGCAAGGCTTGGCAACAAGCGAACCCTGCTCTCGGTCACACCATTACAGAGGAGACCCTTGAAGAATCAGTTGCTACCAGCCCAATCGAAAACACCAAGACGGAGCTTCTTTGCACTTGGGTTTCGTCGCTCCAGTCTCCGTGGACTCATGGCAGTATCGAAGATTGCTCTGACGCTAACTTGGAAATTCCAGCCGGCGGCTACACGGTTTTCGCCTTTGATGTCAATCCGTCTCGTCGCAATGCGTCTTTGGTTGCTGGCCAGATTCTCCCAGATGGTCGAATTGGAGTTGGATTACTACAAACGTGGGAAAGCCAAGTCTCGGTAGATGACCTCAAAATAGCCGTTGACATTAAGGCGTGGGCTGACCAATACCGTCCTCGTATGATTTGCTTCGATAAGTACGCTACCCAGACAATTGCAGACCGCTTAGCGACATCCGGTCAGGTAGTTCAAGACATATCCGGAGCTGCGTTCTACACGGCTTGCACGGACTTAAAGAACGCCCTTGATAACAAAACGCTAGTGCATAAAGGACAGGACAAGTGGATAAGCCAGATGAACAATTGCGCAGCGAAGCAGAACGACTCGAGCTGGCGTATTGTGAAGCGTACAAGCGGTGGCGACATTTCTGGAGCTATTGCTACTGCGATGGTTGTGACACAACTGGTTAAACCTCAGCAAATGCCAACCATTTATGTCGCTGAATAGTGTATAATTAACGCCCTATGGGTATCTTTAATCGCAAGCCAAAGGAAATTACCGCTCAGGTAAATCCAGCAGTTTACGATGCGCCTTTTGGATCATCCTATTCCATGGGAAACTTTGGCGGATGGAATAACTGGGCATCTCCAATTGACCGACAAGCAGCAGCTTCTGTTCCTGCCGTGTCACAATGCGTTCAACTCATCAAGGGAACTATTGCAGGTATCCCACTAGAAGTTTATTCATCTCGCACAGGCGAAGAATTAGATGTGTTTCCAGCTTGGGTTAACCAGCCAGACAACCGAGCACCTCGCGCGGTTACAATAGCGTGGACAGTCGACTCCCTTATCTATTACGGTCAAGCATTTTGGCAAGTAGATTCAATCTTTGCAGATGACGGACGTCCAGCATCTTTCCATTGGGTGCAGAACAACCGTGTTTCAACAAAGTTAGATCCTATGACGCAAGAAGTCGATTACTACATGGTAAACGGCACACGCGTTCCAGATTCAGGCGTTGGAAGTCTTGTGACATTTCAAGCCTTTGACCAAGGGCTACTATTAAAGGGTCAGCGCACAATCAATAGCGCTATCAACGTGGAGAACGCGGTTAACGTCGCAATGACATCTCCACAACCAACCGGATACCTCAAGAACACCGGCGCAGACCTTCCTGAGAACATGATTCAAGGTCTTCTCAATTCATGGAAGAACGCTCGCAATAATCGTTCAACTGCATACCTAACTTCTACTCTTGAATACGTTCCAACGTCATATTCACCAGCTGAAATGACTTACAACGATTCTTCAGAGCAAATGGCAGCGCAGATTGCTCGCCTTCTCAATATTCCAGCTGCAATGATTAACGCAGAGCATAATCGCTCATCTACTTACCAGAATGTATTAGATCAGCGTAAGGAGTTTATGGCTTATAGCCTTGCTCCATATATCAACGCAATTGAAGACCGTCTATCAATGGACGACCTCACACCGCGTGGTCAAGTCGTGAGATTCGCCGTGGATGAGACTTTCCTTCGTGCCAACCCACAAGACCGCTTAGCAGTAACAGAGAAACTTCTTCAGCTTGGACTTATCAGCTTAGACCAAGCGAAAGAAATGGAAGGCTTGACACCAGACGGTAGCGAGTCACCAGCAGCAAACGACCAAGAGCCAGAGGAGTCAGTTCCAGATGCAACACCTGACATTTAGCGCACCAATTGAGGCAGCAGACGGTCAGCGTCGCATTGTCTCAGGTCAGATTGTGCCTTTCGGCGCAGTCGGCAACACATCAGCCGGACACGTTATCTTTGAGCGCGGTTCAATTCAGATCCCTAACGTATCAAAGATTAAACTGCTTGCGCAGCACAATACAAACGATCCAATCGGACGCGCTCAATCTTTTGCTGAAACTGCTCAAGGCATTAACGGCGTATTCAAGCTCTCTGCAGCTTCTAAGGCTCAGGACTACTTGGTTATGGCTTCTGAGGGTCTTATTGACGGTTTATCAGTTGGCGTTGAAGTCCTTGCATCTCGCGAGCGTAAGGATGGCGTCATCATCGTTTCATCAGCAGTCCTCAAGGAAGTTTCACTTGTCGAGTCTCCAGCATTTACTGAAGCTCGCGTCCTTGAAGTAGTCGCATCAGAAGGAGAAGAAGTGACAGAAGAAGTCACCACAGAAGATTCTGCACCAGTAGAGGTTGCAGAGGAAACCCCATCAACAGAAAGTGAGGCAGCTGTGTCAGAAGATACAACTACCGCAACAACTGAGGCAGCAGCGGCAGCAGAAGCCTCACGCCCAATCATCAAGGCAGCAGCACCTTATTCAACAACACCACGCCACGACATCGTGTCAATGGGTAAGTATGTTGAGCACAAGGTCAAGGCAGCACTTGGTGACGATACATCACGTCAGTATGTAGCAGCAGCAGAAGATCCAAAGGCAGTTCAGGCTGCAGCGGATTCAATGTCTACTAACCCTGCATTCAACCCAATTCAGTACCTCTCAAACTTTGTATCTAACACAAACTTTGGTCGTCCAACAATTGACGCAGTAAGCCGTGGAACACTTCCAGCTTCAGGTCTTACTCTTAATGTTCCATCATTGGTTACATCAGCTGGCGGTGGCTCATCAGTAGCTCCAACAGTTGCTGAAACTGCAGAATCAGCAGCACCTTCAGATACAGGAATGACATCTGCTTATGAGTCAATCTCAATCAAGAAGTATGCTGGTCAGCAGACAATCTCACTCGAACTTCTCGAGCGCTCAGACCCAATCTTCTTTGACCAGTTGGCTATCCAGCTTGAGCGTGCTTACAAGCAGGCTACAGATGCTGCGATGATTGCTATCCTTACTGCAGAAGGCACACAGGCAACAGGCGTAGCAGCTACAAACGCTGGCTTGATTTCCTACGTTTCAACAGAAGCACCTAAGGCTTACAAGGGTTCTTCATACTTCGCAGATCGCATGGTTGCTAACACCGATTGGTGGAGCACAATCATGGGTTACACAGATACAACAGGTCGCCCAATCTACGTTGCTAACCAGCCAATGAACGCAGCTGGACAGGTTGCTCCTACATCTATCAAGGGTAACGTTCTCGGACTTGACCTTTATGTAGACAAGAACCTCACAGCTGGTCTCGTTGACGAGTCAGCATTTATCATCGCTCCAGAGACTGCTTACTGGTGGGAGTCACCTGAGGCGTTCTTCTCAGTTAACGTCGTTAACTCAATGAGCGTTCAGACTGCTATCTACGGCTACGGCGCAGGTAAGGTTCTCATTCCTGCTGGCGTTCGTCGCTTCAACCTCGCTTAATAGCGAACCCCTAGTACGCCGAGGGGGTCGGGCAAGCCCTTCCCGACCCCTTTCGGTCTAAATTGAAAGGATCACAATGGCGCTATTCGTAACAGTCGACGAGCTACGCGATACTCTCGGCGTCGGCACATTGTATTCCGATGAAGTTTTGGAGTCTGCTTGCCAAACTGCAACAGAGACACTTCAGCAATATCTTTGGTATGACTCATACCCAGTAATCGGTGGCACAGTCCAAAACAACGTCGCCACAGTAGTCCTCTCTCAGCCAGTCTCTTTCACCGCTGGTGAAATCATTGAGATTAGCTCAGCCGGCTCACACCTTAATGGTCAGCACACAATCACCGCTACCTACCCATGGTCACAAGGCTCAGGAACATTCCCACTCTTTACTTACATGTTCCCATATAACTATTACACTTTTCCAAAGAACTATTCTTTGATTCAGTTCAACACAACCAACAAGACGAATATGAACTATCGCCTCATCAAGCCTTATGGAAAGGCTATTGGCGTTGACGGTTCAGATACTCAAGATCCAGCCTATGCTGCAATAGATAGCATCCGTCAGGCGGCTCTCATGTTGGCTATCGACGTATGGCAGGCTCGCCAAGCACCTTCTTCTGGCGGTGTCAGCGTCGATGGAATTACCCCTAGCCCATACCGCTTGGGCAATACCATGCTCGCTAAGGTACGCGGTCTTATCGGGCCTTATACAAACCCATCGGCGATGATTGGATGACTGCAGCCATCACGACACTCCGTCAGACACTTGCACAGGTGTTGACGGACAATACTGCTTATCAAGTCTTTTCATATCCACCTGCGACAATTCAGGCGAACTCAGTAATAATCGTTCCTGACGACCCATACATTGAGCCATCAAACGACTCATGGGCTACCGTCGCGCCTACTGCTAATTTTAAGCTCATCATCACAGTTCCACTCTTTGATAACCAAGGTAATCTGCAGGGAATCGAAGAAGCCGTCGTTACTATGTTCAATGCCCTCTTTGCGGGAACAGAGAACGACACAATCGCCTACAACGTAGGCACAATCAGCCAGCCACAAGTCCTGAACGCCGCATCCGGAGACCTTCTGTCCTGCGAGATGGCAATCAGCCTAGTCACCTCATGGAGCTAAAATGGATCACTATACAGATATGGATGCGTTTAACGCAGAAACAAAAGCATTCCTGACTAAAATCGGTCAGGTAGAAGAAGCAAAGCCAACTAAGTCAAAGAAAGACGAGGAATAACCTAAATGGCAGTATTTCTAAACAATGGCGTAGGCGTAAAGGTTAACAACGTCGACCTCTCTGACCACGTCAACAACATCACCCTCAACCGTAACTTCGACGAGCTTGAAGTAACTGCAATGGGTGACTCAGGTCACAAGTTCATCAAGGGGCTTGAGGCATCTTCTATCACTCTTGATTTCCTTAACGATACTGCTACAGGATCTGTTCTTCAGACACTTCAGGCAGCTTGGGGAACAAACGTGACTGTCGTACTCTTGCAGAACAAGGGAACTGCGGTCTCAGCTACAAACCCACTTTACACAATGACAGTTCTCCTCAACGGAACAACTGACATCAACGGCGCGACAGGCGACCTCTCAACACAGAGCGTAACTTGGAACGTTTCCGGTACAGTAGCGGTAGCATCTACAGGTACATTCTAAGCATCAAACGAAAGGGCATAGCATGGCAAAGTTAAAGGTCACACAGGTCGACGGCACAGTTCACGACATTGCAGTTACTCCTAAGCTGGAGTGGGCATTCGAGAACTATGCAAAGAAGGGCTTCCACAAAGCCTTTATCGAAGACCAGAAGCAGTCAGACGTTTATTGGTTGGCATGGGAAGGGCTTCGTCAGAACGGCATCACAGTCAAGCCGTTCGGCGAGGCATTTCTCGATACTCTCAAGAGCGTTGAGGTGCTTGACGACGACCCTTTAGAATAGATCGGCAGTCCTTTACCTATATGGCGGCTCGAATCTCCATAGAGGTAGGGATTCCGATTGAAAACATCTTGAACATGGATCACTACACGTTCAAGGTATATATGGCAGCGTTAAACGACAGAGGGAAGGAGCTAAAGGATGCCAGTAACCGTAAAAGGCGCAACTGAGCTTCGTAAAGCCCTTCGCAAGTTTGAGCCTGACCTAAACAAAGAAACACGCAAGGAATTAGCCGGCATTCTTAAGCCAATCGTTAAAGAAGCGCGAGGGTTCGTTATTGCCCCTGCACCTCTTAGCGGTTGGGTTAAGAAGCCTAATTCCACAGGTAGATTCCCACAGTTTAATGCTGAAGAAGTAAAGCGTGGCATTGGATATAAGACATCACCTAGCAAGCCTAATTCTAAAGGCTTTGTGTCTCTTGCATCTATTAACAATAAGACCGCCGCTGGTGCTATTTATGAAACTGCTGGACGTAAGACTACCGGCGATAACTTTGTGCCACGCCTTCCTGCGTTGACCAACTCACCAGCCGGCAAAGGTCGAATGATTTATAAGGCTTACGAAAACAATAAGGGCGAAGCGGTAAAGGCAGTAGTTAAGGCGCTTCAAACCGCCGCCGATAAATTGAATGCGAGCACCCGATAATGGCAAATGTAACGATTGATTTAGCAGCCGAATATCGTGGACGCCCCGCCTTTACCAAGGCTGGCAAAGATGTTTCAGCTCTTGATAAAGCCGTAGGTAAATTAGGCAAGCAGTTCCTTGGGCTTTTTGCAGCTCGTAAAGTATTCAATTTTGCCAAGTCATCGGCTCAGGCGTTTGCTCAAGACCAAGCCGCTATTGCTAAATTATCTAATGCCGTCCACAACCTAGGACTTGGGTTCGCGGCTCCTGGAATCGAAGACTTTATCCAGAACCTTCAGAAGGCATCAGGAGTAATCGACGATCAGCTCCGTCCTGCTATGCAGGGTCTATTGACAACAACTGGATCTATTACAAAGTCGCAAGAACTTCTGACTCAGGCTATTGACATCTCCCGTGGCTCTGGAGTTGACCTTGCTACAGTTGCTCAAGATTTAGCCAATGCTTATGTAGGGAACGTCAAGGGATTAAAGAAATACAACTTAGGACTTACTGCAGCTCAATTAAAGGCTGCTTCTTTTGCTGACATTCAGGAAAAGTTAAATAAACAATTTAGCGGAGCTAGTGCCAAGTATCTTGAAACATACGCCGGCAAAGCCGAGAAGCTAAGCACCGCCTTTTCAAATGCTAAAGAGAATATCGGCAAAGGCTTGCTTGATAGCCTCGTTCTTCTTGGTAGCAATGGATCTAATAACATTGATGATGCTGCCGACTCTATGGATAGATTTAGCAAGAAGATTGGCGACGCTGTTTATGGAATGTCAATTCTCATTGACAAAGTGACCGGCGGACAAGGTTCTCCCGCTTGGCTTAATAAATTACTTAGTTTGGTAACTTTTGGCGCAACAGGCGTCATTATTGATAAACTGGCTCAGGTTGGTCAGAACGCTCGAAACGTAGCCACCGGCGCTTCAACTATTGACGATTACAACATGGGTTCACAAGCCCGTGCTAATGCAATCGCTAGAGCCAAAGCAGAAGCAGACGCCAAAAGGAGAGCTGCGGCGCTTCTTAAAGCGCAACAACAAGCTACTAAATTAGCTAAAGAACAAGCGCTTCTTAAGAAGCAGTCTGCTCTATTTGACCTTCAGCAAATTGAACTTGTCGCTGCCCTTCAAGGCAAACTATCTGAAGAAGATCGTAAGCGCGTTGAACTTCAATTGGCTCTCCTTCAAGGCAATGAGGCACAAGCGGCTAAACTTACTACCGAGATTGCGAACTCAATCGACAAGACTGGCAACCTTGCTAAGTACCTACAAACCCTGCCGGATGCCAATAACCCATTCAAGAACTGGCAATCATACCTTGACGCTATAGAGGCTCAGGTTGCCCGTATTACCGGCTCAGGCACCTATTCAGGTGGTGGAGCGGCTAACTACGCTGGTTACACAGGCAGCTATGACTTTTATAGCAATCCTGCCACAGGCGCTTCAATCATGGACAATTACACACCATCTAGCGGCGGGGTCAATATTGTCGTTAACAACGCCGGGAGCGTTATCACCCAATCAGACCTTAATGACTCAATCGTTCTAGCCCTACAGAACGCCAGCCTTTCAGGAATTAACACATCTATTGCTCGTAACTTGGCGGACTTTAGATAATGGCTTTACCTGCCAATATATCCGTCAGCTTCGACTTCTCTAATGGAGCGACTTTCGGCTACCCATTTACTATTGGCGATGCAAAAAACGGCGTTCTTGGAGTCTCTCAGTTGGCTGGCAGTTCACCTGCAGAGCCTATTGTCGACCTTACCCCAAACGTCTATGACATCAAGATTACTCGCGGGCGCAATATCCCAAACGACCAGTACGTTGCCGGTAATGCGATTATCCGTGTATTAGATCCAGATTCTTACTTTAACCCTCAGAACGTCAATAGCCCTTATTTTGGATACCTGACTCCGCTTCGTAAGATTCGCGTAGCAGCTACAACCTCAACGACTCAGGCGTTCTTATTCTCTGGCTATGTAACTGAGTATCGCTATACCTACCCAGTTAACCAAGAGACAGGCTATGTAGACATCTACGCTACAGATGCCTTCCGCTTATTCCAGTTAGCGTCCATCTCGTCGGTGACTGGTCAGGCTAATGGTCAGGACACCGGAACACGCATCAACAAGATTCTCGACACCATGAGCTTTCCTAATTCCATGCGTACTATCTCAACTGGTCAAACTATTTGCCAAGCAGATCCGGCGACTACCCGCACCGGACTAGATGCCTTGAAGAACTGTGAGTTTTCTGAGGCTGGTGCGTTCTATATCAACGGCGCTGGTACTGCCGTGTTCAAGTCTCGTAATCAGGTGGTCAGTTCCATCTCTGGTACACCTATCGAGTTTAACCAGACCACCGGCATCCCATACCGTAACCTCGTTTTTGCCTTTGACGACAAGCTCATTATCAACGGCGCAAAGTTCACTATTGTCGGGGGTACTCCTCAGTCCTATTTCAACACCAATTCAATTGCTCGCTACTTCCTGCACCAGCAGAACCAAGAGAACCTAGTAGCCCAGACAGATGCCACCGCTGCTAATCTATCGGCTACCTATGTGGCTACACGTCAGGAAACTACCCTACGCATCGACAAAATGGTTGTGGATTTATTAGCTCCAGCCGTGCCAACTGACACGATGATTAACTTGGATTATTTTTCAAACCTCAAGATTACTAACGTCCAGCCAGACGGCTCGACAATTGTAAAAACCTTACAATGTCAAGGCTTAGAGTGGAACATCAACCCTAAGACCTTTATGTGTACGGTAACAACACTCGAACCCATAACCGATGGATTCGTTATAGGCAGCTCTGAGCGCGGTATAATTGGCGTCTCAGCGATGACATTCTAGGAGATACAAATGGCAACAGGCTTTCCATCAGCAACGGGTGACATCCTCACCGCTGGCATGTTCAACGGTCTAGTGACTTTCACCCTGAATGACCAGACAGGCACGAGCTACACCCCTGTTCTTACTGATCAATATCAGGTTCTCATCACACGATCTAACGCTAGTGCTTCTACTCTTACCATCCCAACTAACGCATCAGTAGCCTTTCCAGTCGGTACAGTCATCACCGTACTTAATAAGGGTGCGGGAGCAGTTACTATCTCTGGTGCAGGTGGAGTTACAGTCCTTTCAGCAGGTGCTTCTGCAGCTTCTCCATCATTGGCTCAATACAAGTCATGCGCGCTCATTCAGGTAGCGGCTAATACTTGGTATGTGGTGGGCGCAATTGCTTAATACAATTTCTGGTGTTCATGGAACTTTAAGTCCAGCCGTCGTTACAGGCGGTACTTTATATACATCTGGTGGGTATAATTACCGTGTTTTTACAGGAAATGGAACATTAGGAGTCACCGGAGGAACTTTAACTTGTGACATTTTAAGAATCGGCGGCGGTGGTTCTGGAACTGGTTCTGCTTATTCAGGTGGCGGCGGTGGTGCCGGTGGTTTGCTTTATTCTGCCTCTCAATCGTTAACCGCAGGAAATTATTCAATTGTAATTGGTGCTGGTGGATCTCAACCCGGAGGTTCTAGTGCTGGCAATGACGGAACAGCAACAACTTTTACAGGTTTAACTGACGCCGCCGGCGGCGGTGGTGCCGGCGGCGGTGGTGCCGGTGCAAACAATGGTCGCGCTGGCGGTTCTGGCGGTGGAGCTGCTGGAACAGATGGAACTGGCGGAGCTCTTGTATCGGGTGGCGCAGCTTCTCCGGCAGGACAAGGAAATGCCGGTGGTTCGAATGGCAGCTTTACTGGTTCTCCATATCCTGCCGGCGGCGGCGGCGGTGCTGGTGCTGCTGGATCTAATGCAACATCCACTTTGGGTGGAATCGGCGGAAATGGTTCTACTGCATTTTCATCATGGGGATTAGCAACCTCTACTGGACAAAATGTTAGCGGAACTGTTTATTACGCCGGCGGTGGCACCGGAGGAGAATACTTTTCAGCAGGTGGTCAGCGTGGTGGATACGGCGGCGGCGGTGCGTCTGCGGCTTCTGGAGCAAATGGAGTAGCTGGAACTGCAAATACCGGCGGCGGCGGTGGTGGTGGCCCAGTATCACAAACAGGCGGCGCGGGTGGTTCTGGTATTGTAATTGTGAGGTATCCAGTATGAGTCATTGGGCAGAATTAGATGAAAACAATAAAGTTATCCGCGTAACCGTTGGCGATAATGATGACCCTAATGGCGATGAAGGATACCAATGGTTGCTTGACAACCTTGGCGGCACATGGGTAAAAACAAGTTATAACGGCACTATTCGTTATAACTTTGCCGGAATTGGTTATACATATGACCCTATGGATGATGCATTCATTGCACCTATGCCTAAGTGTGGACATGATGAATTATTATTAAATGATAAAAAACGATGGGAGTGCGCAACCTGTGAAGCCATGGCTCTGTAAAGCAGGTCAGCAACTAAGGGAGCAATTTGATGACACGTTTCCCGATAGAGATCGCACTTCCGATGGCTGGATCGGCGACACACGTCACGCATCGCGTCCTAGCGATCACAACCCTGCTGCACCAACTGAGGTTGTACGAGCCATCGATGTCGATAGAGATGTCTCTGGAAAGCCTAAGCCCGACCTCATGCCCGATATTGCTAATCAGATTCGGCTATGCGCAAAGGCAGGAGATAAGCGCATTGCCTATGTCATATTCGAAGGACGAATTGCCTCAGCTAAAAAGAATTGGGCTTGGCGTCCTTACGATGGGGCTAATAAGCATAACCACCATTGCCATATTAGCTTTACCGCGAAAGGTGATATCGATTCTTCGTTCTTTAACATACCGCTCTTAGGAGGCAAAGCATGAACATGAAAAACCCTATCGTTATGAGCATTGGCGCATTTCTAGCCGTATGGGGAACTACCTCTAACTTTGCCCTCGATTACCGTGCCATCCTTGGCTCAATCGTGGCAGGAGTGTTCGGATACGCGAGCCCTAAAAAGTGACACAAGCAGATTTCTTTGGACTTTATTTTGCCAGCCTTGCCATCGTGGGTGGTCTAGCGGGGTTCGTCATTACTCATTTACTTGCAGAAATTAAACGCCTTAACCAGCGTGTCGATGAGATTTACAACATACTTCTAGAAAGATAATAATGCTATGGCGCGTAAGAAGGCTATTGACCTAGAGACTTACAACGAGTTAGACGCATGGGCTATATCTATCAATGAGATGTATAAAGCCTTGCGTAAAGCTGGTATGAGTGTCGAGTTAGCCCTTGCGATCATAGTAGAGCCATCGGCATATCCTGACTGGATACTTCCTAAGCTCCCTAACAAAATCGACCCGATGCCATACGAGGACGATGACGAGGACTAAATGAAGCGAATCGTTATAGTGTCGGACTTACAAGTTCCGTATCACGACGAAGTAGCAGTTAAGAACCTTGCGGGGTTCATCAAGAAGTTTAAGCCACACCAAGTAGTTACCATCGGCGACGAGATGGATATGCAGGAGCTAGGGCGCTGGTCAGAGGGCAAGGCCGACTGGTTTGCTCAGACCCTAGACGAGAACCGTAACCTTACAGTAGACATCCTGTGGGAGCTGCAAGTAAGCGATATGATTCGTAGTAACCACACGGATCGTCTATATAATCAGATTTCCTCAAAGATTCCAGCCCTAGGCTCATTGCCAGAATTACGCTTCGAGCGCTTCATGAAGATGGACGAGCTAGGCATCAAGTTTCACAAAGAGCCAATGAACATAGCCCCTAACTGGGTGGCAGTCCATGGCGACCATACCCCTATAAAGCCACAGGGGGGCTTATCCGCCCTTGAAGGGGCTCGTAGGCGGGGAAAGAACGTCATCTCAGGACATACTCACAGAGCAGGACGTTCGAGCTTCACAGAGGCTTCAGGGGGTCGTGTAGGGCGTATCTTGCACGGTGTAGAGGTAGGGCATCTCATGGATACCCGCCAAGCTGCGTACACCAAGGGCGTATTCAACTGGCAACAGGCTTTTGCCATCATGTACGTCGATAAGAAGAACGTTCAGGTTGATCTTATCTATATCGAGAAGGATGGTACTTTTGTTGTCTCAGGCAAGCGATACGGCAAGGCTCGCTAGTCCTTATTTTGAGGACGAAGATCCGTCCACAATCGTTATCAAACCGTTACCAAAATATACTTGTAACCGTTCTGCCGTCCGGTAAAGTTCTTCTTGTAGTCGAGATACGGCTACGGAAGGGCAATAAATGACGTTATTCAGTATATTCCTTTATTCAGTAGCTATGGTGACCCTTGGCTACATGATTGGAAATGATTCAGGCAAAAAGGACGGCTACCTCGATGGTCGTTCTGAGATGTATCGGGAACAGCGATGAACGCTCGTGACTACCTCAACGAAGCAAGAGCAATCATTCAAGATCGTGGAATGGACTACGGTCACCCGACAGACAATATGCAGCGAACCGCATCCCTTTGGGCTGCATACCTCGAAATGCCGATACGTCCTGACCAAGTGGCAATGTGTTTGGCGTTGGTCAAGGTCGCACGGTCAATGGAGTCACCAAAAGTCGATAATTTCATCGACGGAGCAGCATACTTTGCTATATCAGGACAACTAGCCACAGAGGAAAATGAGCTCTATGTATAAAAAGACATTACTAGACAAGGTCGCAATGACTGGATTCTTTTTTGTGGGTGTTGTTCTTTGTTTAGGCTTTATTATTGTATCCGTCACCTATTTAGGTTTAATTTTAGGAGTTATCAAATAATGTTTAAATGGGATGAATTAGATGACTTAAAGAAGGCAGCATTAGAGCGCGATGCTTTCAATGAGGTATTGGTTTATCAAGCAGAGCAGTTGCTTCGTGAGCTGAAGAATATTAGCTGGAAGCTGAAGGAGATTAAGGACGCCGGCAATGGGGTTCTTTAATCTTGAAGACTATGAGACCGTTGAAGAACGGCTTATCAAATACTGGAAGGATAACCCAAATGGGCGAATCGCGACACGACTCTTGGAACACAGTCCATCGAGATTTATTGTTGAGGCAGCAGTATTTCGCGCAGCAGATGACCTCGCACCTTGGGCTACTGGGCTTGCTGAGGAGACAGTTCAAGGTCGAGGAGTTAACGCTACTTCTGCGCTTGAAAATTGCGAGACATCTGCAATTGGTCGTGCTCTGGCTAACGCTGGATATGCCACAAAAGGCAAACGACCTACGCGAGAGGAAATGGGTAAAGTCGTAGCTAAGGCTCAAACCGAAGCCGTCATTGCTGAAACCAAGGCAAAGATGAGTCAAACCGGCTCAACTTATGTGCCGGTACCCAAGGAAGATGATCCTTGGACAATCAGAGAAGCTGCACCGGCATCAACAGTCGATGAAGCGGTCAAGATTGTTAAGGACATCATTGGTGGTCAGACAGAGCGTGACATTCCTCATTGCAAATGCGGTAAGGAAATGACGTGGAAAACTGGCGTTGGTAAGAACAACAAGCCATGGGGTCATTTCAAATGCTCTATCTGGTCAAAAGCCACAGGCGCAGGCTGCGACACCGTACATTGGTATGAGATTGCGGCTGACGGATCATGGAAGCCACAAGAGAGGAAATGGTAATGACACACGATGAATTGCTAGCAAAGTTATGGATACTTCCTGTGGATATAACTGAAACACAACACGGAGCAAGGGCAGTACAAGCCCTTCGTGCAGTAGTGGAATTGCATAAGCCAATGGAAGAAAATTGTGAATGTAATAGAGAACACGTTCCAACCTGCGAAGAATGTGTTGATGATTATCCTTGCTCAACCATTCAGACTATTGAGAAGGAGTTGGAATAATGGGCGCGCTAGAGTTCATGAATCAGGACGGTGAGTGGGAGAAGTTCCCAAGCGATGAGGAAATGCAGGTTTTAGCTGAACTCATGGCAGAACCACCACACCCACCAGTACATCCTGAAATCACCACAGTATGCCACTTATGCAACGAGCCTTTCCCTATGGAAGATATTGTGGTCACAGGCGGTAATCCCGTTGCTGGCTACACTTGGAGTTGTCCTAAGTGCCATGCTATAACTAGCACAGGGAAGGCATGACCAGATGCCATCTCAACACCGCAAACACCGAGGCTTTAGGACTGAACGGGTAGTAGCTGAGTATCTCAGTCAATACTGGTCTGGGGCGACGGTAGGGCGCGGTAACGGTAAAGACATAGTGAATGTTCCTATGGACATAGAAGTGAAAGCAAGGGCTGACTTCAAACCGTTGGAGTGGTTGCGCCAAAGTCGTAAGAGAACTGAGAAGAACAAGGAACTCAACCTTGTAGTGATCCGTATGAATGGACAGGGTGAGGATGCGGCGGAGTATCTAGCCTTTCTCCCATTCAGCGACTTGGTGCAATTACTTGTAAAGGCTGGTTACGCTGATTTCCAGACTGATACTGATAAACTTGAGCCTGTGTACTGCAAATGCGGTAACACCATAATGAAAGGCTCACCATGCCATATATGCGAGAAGCTCGATAATGCCAACCTATGAGTTCCAATGCCGGAATGAGGACTGCGAGTCCACGGCAATACTAGATCACGTTCTAGCAATCAACGAGCCACATGATATAGATTGCCCGTTCTGCGATGAGCCTATGAACAAGGTCTATTCAAGCGTTCCGGCGGCTATCTTCAAAGGCACAGGCTTCTACTCAACTGATAACAGATAGTTATCAACACCTGTGGATAAGTGTGCATGAAACTATCGAACACGCTCAAGACACGCCGAGGTTATACACATGCTTGACTACCGTGGTATGCTCTCTTGCAAGAGCCTCTCAAAGGCTCACCGCAAGCGCCTTAGGGCGCGAGCTTGCGGGGTTGCAATCGCATTGGTGGGAGCTATGTCTTTCGGAGCGAGTCCTGCAGAGAATGGTTCACTAGATGCCATCGAACCTAAGGCATACATACGATCTATCTTAGATAAACCACAAGCTCTATGCTTAATTAAGTTATATGGGAAAGAATCAGCATTTAATAGATATGCAATCGGAAACATAGAAGGAAAAAAACAGGCTTACGGCATACCTCAATTGAAGAACCCAGAGGTTGGGCTAATGAATGCAGTAGAACAGGTCAATGCTGGGATAGACTACATCCGTAATCGAAGCGCATATAAGGGCGATATGTGTAAAGCATGGAAACACTGGCAGCGTAAGGGGTGGCACTGATGGAATATGTAGTCTTAATGCTAAACGTAGTCATATTGACATATCTTGCGGCGTCATCTGCAGATAGAAACAGTAGACGGTAATGGCAACTAAGAAGGGTGACCCACGTCTATCTCGTAAGTATAGAGAAGTGCGTAAGGCAGTATTAGCTAGAGATGAATGGACATGCTATTACTGCAATGCACCAGCTACTACTGTGGATCATATAGTGCCTGTGAGCAAGGCTCCAGAGCTTGCCATAGCAGCTGAGAACCTGAGAGCCTGTTGTGTGAGCTGCAACTCACGCAAGGGGTCACGCTCAGAGGGGCTTTTTTTGCAGAGCGGGCGTAC